TTTCGTTTAAATAACTATAAGCTACTGCATGTATTGTTTCTTGCGAACCAAACATCATAGCCATTTGTTGTATCTCATGTTTTGGAAACCATGATACTACATTTTGTGTCCAATAATCTGATACTGCACACTCGGTTTGTGCAAAACCTAGTAGAATATTTCCTACCAGATTCTTTTCTTCAGGTGTTAATCTTTCATTCCAATCCTTAACATCTCCTGACATTGGTATTTCGGTGTGTAGCCAAAATGCTTGAGCTTGCTTTAACCACCCTTCAGTATAATACTCAGGGTACTCAAATGGCTTGTAAGCTATTCTATTGTCAAATAATCCCATATTTATTTTTTTAACAAGTTTGATTCTAAATTTTCAATTCTCATTTTATAATTATCAGCATGAACCGTATGCCTATCATCAACACTACCTTTTACCCAAAGTTCTGACTTATCTAAAAAATCTTTTCTGCTGATATCTCCACAATACCATATATTTTCAATATCATAGTATTTTTTGCGGACACCTTCTCCTTCTGTCCTCTTAAACTCAATACTTAAAAAACAATATGTATCTGGTTTTTGATGAAGACTAGTTTTAGCTACAGAAACACGATAATTATCCTTTGGTTTTACTGTTCTTCTTTTTGTTTTTAATTCAATCCTTTGATTTTTATATAAAATATCGTGATTGTAATCATCTGTAGGTTTAGTCCCCCAATATTTTGCTAAAGCTAACTCAGCTATTCTAGCTGCTGCATTGGCTCTACCTTTTGTTATTGAGTTATTAAGAGATCCAAGGTCTTTAGACCATTTGTGAGCCTCTTTAATCATTTCTTTTGTATGAGGTATTTTGGTTATTTTATCCATCTTGTCTGTTTTTTAAAATTAAATAAATTGTTTTATCACACTCCTTATTGGTTTGTGGTTTATATAGGTTTCTATCATCCCCTATCTCTTGCATGTGTTTCTTGAATAACTTCCATCTCATTGGAAAGGATTCATTTGCCCTACCCTTAGTTTCTATTACAAAGTCTTCACCTACAAAATCAGGGGTATATCTAATACCTAAAACTTTTTTATCTCCTCTATTAATATATTCACCCTTCCCATTATTCTGTCTCTCATGTGCTTGACTATTAAATTTAAACGATTCAATAAGTGTAAAATTTTCTCCTTCATATTCAAATTTTATTTTTGCTTTCTTTAAAGCTATGTACATATATTTTTCTAACCCTGATGCAAAATCAATACCATCATAGGTTATTTTTTTAGATACAACCGGACCTTTTTTTCTTTTATATTTAAAGACCCTGTTCATAACTATCTCTCCTCATTAAAAACTCAGCTTTCTCTTTTTCAACTAAAGCAAGATGTTCTAGTTGTTCCCTTGCAGTTTGTATATAAACAACTGCATCCATAAGTTCCTCTTGAGTATCTTCTAAGTACCCTGCTAAACTTTTCATTCCTGATATTCTCTCCTCATGCAAAGACCTCCCATATTTTTTCATACCCACCTCACTTCTCTCCGCATACTTTCTTATGACCCTTTCTACTACGGGATCTTCAACATTTAATTTAATATTATTTTTTGTATTTTTCATAATAGTATCTTCTATATTCAAATATTTTCTCCCAAATTGTAGTTGGAGTATAGGTTTCTGGTGATTTATATGTTTTACCTCTTATGTCTATTTCAACATACCATTTCTTTTTCCTATATCCTATCTCCACCGGAGTTATAAATATACGATTCCTATGACACCACAATCTTATATCAAGATCTTGTGTTGTTGGATTGTAGTTACCCATGTATTCTACTTTTCTTCCCAAGGCAATGGATCTCCGTCATCTACAACTAATGGTATGTAGCTTCCGGAATTTCGCTCCCATGTAAAGTGAGCTTCTGCACCGTTTTCGCCTAGGTTTTGAAATTTTACTTTTAACACTTTTACTTTTACGGTTTTAGCTTCGTAGTCTCTGTGAACTAAAAGACCATGATAACTAGCATCGTACCATTCACCACCACCTTTAATATTGTACATGTTTGGTTCTTCGGTCTTACCATCCTTGTCTTTGTACATCTTGGTGGGGTGTGCTACTACTATAACAAGTACATCATACTTTTTTGCAAAAGATTCAATCTTGCTAAGATAGTCCATTGTGTAAACATTCACATCACCTGACCCATCTAAACTTCTAACTTTATTAAATGGATCTATTACCAAACACTTAATCCCTTTCCTCTTGACAAGTTCTGCACCCTTTTTCAATACAGATTCTAAGTTATAAGTGTCCATGTCGATAAAGAAAAAGTTATCATTAACATGCTCAGTCACTTCATTCCACTTATCACTACCTATCTCAGATGCCGGAGGCATGGTTCCCCATACTTTACGCATTAATTTATGTGCATGCATGTGAATAGGGTGATTCTCCGGTGATGCAAAAGCTGTCTTCCAATGATAGTTCTTGTTATAACCTACCACCATCTGATCAACAAAGTCTGATTTACCCGAACTTGGTATACCGGTTACAGTTATAAACTGCCTAGTGTATGTAGAGAATATCTTATCAAAATTATCTATTCCGATTTGGTAACCGGGTTTGAATCCGTTCACAACAAAATCCTTCAACTCATCTTCGACATCTCTAAGTGTTGACACACCCTCTAAAGGAACTTGTGTCGCTTTGTTTATTACATTGTTTAGCTTCTCAGATCCAAACTCCAACAAATATTCGTTGGCATCCTTACACCCATTGAAGTCTACAAGATAACAAACTTCAGCACCTAGTCTACGTATAAACTCTTGACGCAAAGCCTGACCGGCATCATCAGCATCAACCGCTAATACAATTTTAGTTTTGTCTTCAAGGTAATCTATACAGTTGTCTAAATAGTCTAGATTATTAGAGTTTAATGTAGCACCATTGGGAACTGATATAGCATTCTTAATGCCGGATTCATGTAGTGCTAAAACATCCATCTCACCTTCAACTATCACACAAGAATCATAACCTACAACTGAATTTATATTGTAGAATATTTTCTCTGCACCTTTAAATAGCTTAAAGTTCTTTCTACCGTCCCTATACTTTATGTTGATCAACTGATCCCCCATAAAATAATTGAACTTAATAGTGTTCTCTTTTTGATTGCTCTGAGGCATAAACTCCTTACCTTCGCTTACACGTAGATCATCAAGTGTTTGTTTTGATATACCTCTAGACTTAAACCACTCTTCAACTTTAGAATCAACCTCCTTAATGGTATTAACTTCAGGTCTTACATAAACCTTTTCACTAGCACCTTTACGTTGGTAGGTGTGTAGTTGGAATGTGGTGTTACAATTGTGACAAGTCCCAAGACCTCTCTCCCAATCGTAGCTTGCGCATTTGGTTTTACGATTAGATGGTTTTCTAGTAGAAGAACACAAGGGACAAGTCCCCTGTGTTTTACCTTCCTCTAGATCATATTGATTAAATTTATCAATAATAAAACCATTAATCTCTATGGTTTCTACATTCATAATCTAAAATGGTAAGTCGTTAGATTCAACCATAGCTTCACTAGCTTTCGCTTGTGGTGCTTGTTGCTGATCATCACGAGGTGCAGGGTCAGGCATTACACCATTCCCCCAAACAACTTTAATGTTGCCTAGATAAGTCTTCGCAGACTTAGACTCTCGTTCTTCTTTACTCTGACTAACCACAATTGGTCCTTGATTACCAAACTGATCAAGTTCATCATTTATTGATATTGATATGGGTAAGTATTTACCTTTCTTACCTTCGATAATCTTATCTTTAGGTATGTTACTTAGGTTTATACTACCGGTTATAATTCCAGCCATAAGCTTATTGTTTAAAAATTAAAAAAAAAATTAAATTAAATTCCAGTTTTACAATGTTTTATTAATGAAAAACTGATTTGGATCAAAGTCTTCTGAATTATAAAACAACTCATAGGCTTCAATCGCTCTTTGTACCTTATCAAGCCCTGATCTGTAAAATTGATCAGAACAATCATAGACACCTATTTGATTAGTGTTCTTGTCTATTACTAAAAACAAGAAGTCGTAATCAAATATTTTCTTGTATATGTATGCTTGACTGTCGTAGTTGTATCTCTTAGCAGAATATTCAAACTTATGAATGTCATTGGTAGTCTTTAGATCTACTATAAGTTTTTCATCCACGTTTATTATATCTGCCTTACCTTTCCACATACGACCCTCTATATTAGAGATGCCCGGCACTTCATATTGATTTTTTGGATTTCTGATTAAATCCCTACAAACATCATTACTTAAAATTTTATCTGTCATTGATTCAATCATGTCCACTTCATGCTCTAATAAGCATATCTCACCACCCGAAGTTTCCTTGTAGGTTTTAGTGTTTCTAGTTGATGACTTGATAATCTTGTACTTCTTTAGTTTGTCAGGTTCTAATATTGCGGTATGAAAATACCCACCTACAACAAGAGGTACAGTCTTATCAAAGGAATTGTGTAAAGACATTGGGTTGAGTAGCAGTTTACTTATGTCTGAGTTGCTAAGATATTTCTTACCAAACTCACCATAGTAATGCTCATCATCCTTAAGCTTTTCAAGTATTTCCTTTTCAGTCATCTTATAATGAAGACTTAATTAGTTCATCAACCCTAGAGGTGTGATTTGTGTTTGTTTTTGCCTTAGTAAAGTCTTCTGACTCATCCTGACCAAACACACCTAGTGCATAGAATCCGGTTAGTTTTAAAACTATCCTTGACATCGCCCTTTTCTCTGCCATAGCTAGAACATAGCTTTGTCTACAGTTTTTAGGGTTAGCTTCACCAAAGGTGGACAACCTCCTGTCGTTCCATGTAGCTGTAGCTTTCACAGCCGCTGATACAGACGGTGTATACTCCACCATCTCATAGTCAATGTCTATATCTGCCACCGCTTGGATCTTGTCAATCCCACTACGAGTAATTATAGTCCACCCTTGTGGGGACTTAAAGGTATCATCCTTATGTAACTCATACTTTTTGTACAAGTCATTCAATATATCGGTCTTACTTCTGGTATTCATAATATAAAAGTTAAATTAAACAAAATTACTATCTACGCTAAGTATAATCCAAAACCTGAGACGGATCTACATTCTCTATTAGTTTTTGAACCGCTTGTTTCTTTATTTTAGAAACCTTAACGTAAGCACTAGACCCTTTCAAGTCCAACGCATCTGCTATCTCTTGTGCTGAATGCTTATTACAATCAAGACCATAACTTAGTCTCAACACTTGATATTCTTTACTGTTTAAATGCTTCCTTAACAAACCTGATAAGTAAACATTCAACAAGTCCATATTCTTTGATTCTGATTTATCCTCCACCTCTAAAGATATGTCTTCCTTGTCTTCATATTCATCAACTGATAAAAATATAGAGTTGAAAAACATAGCCACCATCTTCTCATCTTTACCAAAGTTCTTCCGGATCTCTTGCAACTTATGCTCTGGGATCCTCATGTCTGCTCTATTAATATCTATTCCCCTCCTTATCGCACCCCTTATCCTTTTAGACAAAAAAGCTTTCATTGTATTTTCTTTATATTTAGACTGATTAAATATATTCCAATCAATCCTATCTATTGCTTTTATTAAACCTAAACTACCCTCTTGTATTAAGTCTAGGATATCCATAACACCTGAAGCCTGAGATGCAGTTGAAAACTTCTTCGCTATATTTTCAACTAAAGGTAAAAATCTTACTATCATTTCATCTTTCGTAAGTTCATCGTATGGCTTCTCAAAGTCTACCCTACTAACTCTATTACTCAGATCCTCTTTGTATATTCTATATGTGTTTGCGTTATACTTTTTCATTAAGAATATCCCTCTCAACCTTCAACTCAGTATCCATAGTTCTATGTATAGTTCTTGTTGAACAATTTAATATTTTAGCTATATTAGATATGGTTATCTTTCTTCTATCTCTGTTGATTTCTAACATGCATTCATAAATGCTTTCATTATCAACAATCTTAGATCTACCTACCATCTCACCAACTATCTTTAATTTTTGCTTTCTAGATAGTCCGGTGCCATCTTTAAACACTATTGTTTTTTTCTTGTTTCTAGGTTTTAAAGAAAAGTCATTAGACAAGGCTTGATCTATGTATCTGTCTAAATAACTTTTCTTAATTTCAAAGGTAACAAAACCATTTTTAATTTCAGCTATAAAGTAAATTATTTTCCTAAATTCATCTTCATCCCAATCTATGTTTATGTACCTTAACACCATTATATGCCAAATTAAAGACTTGTATGTAGTTATTTTAGCACTACCATAAAACAAGTTATAATCCTGATATGTACCTTCTTCATAGAAAGATCCCCAATAATACTTTTTAGTTGGAACATCTGTGGTAGGTTCTTTCTTGTACTGAAATCTTCTACGATGCAGATAATCTATGTTCCTTGTATAGTGTGACATTAGCCTGTTACTATTATATATTATATACCCTATTGTCACACTTGTATGTCATCCGATGTAATTTTAATTCTAACCCCTTTCCATTTCCCTAATTTTCTAGAATTTTCTACAAGAAAATCTATTGATTTTTTGTAACGTCTATTCATCACATCTTGAATCTGCCAGACACCATCGAGATTTCCGGCACCTTTAACTTCTATACATTCTCCAAACTCCCAACCTTCTTTTAACATATCTTGCGATACTGCCACCCAACGATGTACCTCTGGACAATCAGGGTTTATAATTGATCCTGATGCGGTGATAAATGGCGTTGAGTCGGTTTGCTCCGGTACTGCGTTATATACTGTTGCAGTTACCAAAATTGCACCTAATAACTTAATCATAATTCTCCTCTTTTTTGATTATCAATTTGATCTAGCTTATTATTAATTTTGTCTATTTTATTTTTAATTATTGCCGCTTTCTCATACTCTTCCTTATCCTCGTATGTGTTTAGTAAAGTCATGAGCCTAGCTAGTTCACCCACCAACAACTCCTCCTCAGTTAGTTGAGTATTGAGTAAAGTAAATAGTATATCGTTGATGTTAAATAGGTCAGCCTCCATTTTTGCTTTAGCTTCCAACATCTTTCTTATTACTATGTCAGCAATCTCATTTTTTTCTTTTTCAGTCATATAAAATTATCATATAGTTTATCATCTTTTTCTTGAAGTTCAACAATACGTTCATACTCTTGCTCCAAATAGCTATCTATCATTGCATCCTCATATATCTCTTCATCAATATAAATTGATAGATCACCCTTCCTAAGTTCTTGAATAAACACTAAGGATAAATCGTAATTGTTGTGAAACACATGCTCATTAAGGAATACTTTACCTGAAGATCCTTCCGGATCCTTATTAATAGTTGGTATGCCTCTTGCATCCTTACTTAAAATATTTTCATTATATTTTGCGACTGTGAGTTTGTATCCATCGGAGGTATAGTCCGAATAGATTTGAAAATCGCACTTGCCAAATGAACTTTGGTCTTTGCATATCTCCGTTTTGTAGTGGTCTAAAACGAAGTTTATTCTATCTTGATCTTCCATATATAATTACAGGTTTTTGGTTTAATTTAATAGCTGTAAGGGGAGGACTCGAACCTCCAAGAGTGTAAAATACACCCACTACCGAGATAGGGTAGCGTGTCTGCCATTCCACCACCTTACAGTGTGCAGATTTTTTTTAAAGTGAATCTGCAAACACTTAAACAACTAAACAACACTATGAATAAACTACACTATGTAGTGTCTTTAATTACTAAACTGTGCTATAAAAGCTACGATAGTAATAATATTTATAATCATATAAATTATGAAGCTGACTATACTATCTTCCTTGTCTAACCATTCTTTATAAGATTGCAAACTTAGCATACTAAATACACCTATCAAACATATTCCGTATATAAATAATTGTGTTTCCATATCAATAATATTTTTTTACTTCTTTAATTTTTCCGCATTTACCACATTTGTCTCTTGACATTGCATTCAATGCACCACATACACACTCCCATGCAATAGCTTTATTGTCGTTCATAAAAGTCCATTCAGGTTTAATCATAAAACTCATTTATTTGATTTAATGATTTAGATCCATAAGACGCATAATCTGTATAAGAGTAAATTAAGGTTGTACCTTTGTTCTGCTTTACCTTATCCATCCATGCGTTCTTAGGTATTGTGTACGTGTATAGCATTTTTTTCTTGATTAGATACACTTTTTTCTCGTACGGATCTCCGGGACCTTGGATAGTAGATGGGTGTAAGTTATTCCTATATATACACTTCCTTATATCCTCAGTCAAGAACCATATATCTTTACCATCTGGTTTATCAAATAACACCCAAAAGTCTGCTTTGGTTGTAGTGATGCCCGAAGGTTTATCATTACATTCACATTCAATTGCTATGTTACCAGATGTCTGATTCCTTTCATCATATTTAACTTCCAAGGCTATATTAACTTCTGGTATATATATATCCCAATACTTAAACTTACCCTGCTGCATGTATGCTAGAGGGTAATCCTTCTTTGCCCTTTCTAGTATGATCTCCTCATACTTCTTACCTATCTTTAGATCATCTTTAAACTCTCCCATTTTCTTTTATTTTTTTGTTTTTGTCTCTAAACTCTCTCCACAGATCTGCTCTGTAAGATACTTCAGAGGGTGCTATTAATAAATGTATGTCATCATCATTGAGTTGCACATGCAATACCCTAGATATTACCACATAGAATCCACCATACTCATCTATGTATGCTTCAACGTCATGTAACTTAAACCAAGCTAGTGCATCTTTTATTTCTAGTTTTTCTTGACTTTTCATTTTGTTTTTTGTTTACGGTTTATACTCATTGCTTTCAAATATCTATCACTTGTTACAATCTTTTGCAACCTCAAAGCTAAACCACCATTCATGGTTTTGTTAATCAAGTTAATATCTGTAGTTGTTATTGCTTTGTTCTCAGATAGTCTCTCAAGTAGATTTTTAATCATGTTGACTTCATCCTTTTTATACCTGAGTTCTGTAAATATCTCAGCGTACAAACCCCATTTATTATTTTCAAATTCACTATTATCCTTATTTTCTTTTCCCATTTTTTAATTTTTTATTTGATTTTATTTGTTGTTGTCTAACTCTATTCCATATCCAATCTTTAATATCATTAGAGAATACAAAAGCCCATCTATTATCCCCCATTAAGCCTCTGTTGTTTTGTTGAAGGTCAGATAATTGACCACCTATTGGTATTTTGTTTTTAGTCATCTTTAGTCATAAGTTTAAATATCCCGAAAAATATAACCACAAATAATAATAATGTTAATACTACTCCTACTATTGCTCCCATAATTTTAATTTTACTTTTGATTCTTTTTCTATTTTTATCATATCCATTAGTATGTTGGGGATTTCTTTTATATCTTCTATCGACCATTTTTCCTCCCACACACGATCTTCATAAACATCTCTTATGTTTCTTTGTTTGTTATTAAATTGTGGTAAGTGCCATTTCTCACCTTCCATGTATTTTAGGATTTGCCAAACAATTAGTTCGGTGTACATCTCCATCAAAGATAAACACATGTTTATACCTACCATTGGTGTAATATACCGATCATGTTTCACTATCTCCCATAACTGAACATCCTCTACAATCCGGAAAGGATCTAGCTTGTGCTTTTTCATCCATGAACTTGGATCTCTAAAACTTATCCTAACACTATGTAGTAACTCTCTTGCAAGATCCTCAGTATAAAGACCTTTAAAACGAGGTAGTCCATTCCCCTCAAATTCCATGTCTTTGTGATATTTGTCTAGTTTTTTCCATGAGTAGAACTCAAATCTTTTTATTGTATTGTTATCTATCTCTTCGTTTATAGTGTCCTTCATGTGACACATTATTTCTTTTCTTAATCTTCTGTTTCTCATGTTAGTGTTATTATAATTCCTATCATTTTTTAGTAGCCTCATTTTCTATTAGCTTTTCAATTTCTTCCATTCTGTATTTATGTTCATCATCTTTCTCTTTACATAAAAACTCTTGATACTTTACTTCATCATGTTTTTCTTTGTACTCTTCGAACACTAAC